ATACGCATCAGGACAGTGAAGTAAGTTTCCCCTAACTTCAGGACAGTAAAGCAATAAAGTCCGATAAACGTCACTTTACTACAATGAAGTGCGCTTGTCGTTCGCACTTCACTACAATAAAGTTCACTACACTGAACTGTATGACATTAAAGTAAATTGTTAACAGGTTGTTCATGATTTTAATTGTCCGGTATGGTATTATAATCTTGCAAGGGAAAGCCCCTTGTAAACAAACTGAATGCAACACTAATTGTAAAGGAGTAGTACACATGAAAATCAAAATTCCGTATGTGATTTTCACTGCCGTTTGTCACGCTTCCGGTGCAAACGTCGCGTATGATGACATTATCAGCGATTTTGTGCACATCCCGGCAGAAGGTGCGGGTGATAGCAATGACTGACCCTTGTACCTGTACCACTCCTACCAACGTTTCGCACGTCATGTTGTATGAGGATGCCGCACAGAACATTTTCGGCATTGTGTACGATAAAGACGGTAACGTGTTGAACGTGGTAACCGGAGTTGGCAAGCTTGACCCCCTGCCCATCCGTGCGTTTGAAGAAGCGGCGCGGCGTGGTTTCCCGTACTCCCCGCAGTGGAACCCCTGCAATCATGGTGGTAAGACCATGGAGCAGATTGTTGCGGAACTGGAAGCACAGCGGCATCACATTGCCACAATTTTTACGAACCAGTCCCCGACCGCGCTTTACCCGACAAACGGCGATTCTACCGCAAAGCAGTTTATGTTGCGCTGGATTTTCTAAGCGCAGGCGATAAGTAACAAAGGAGATATATATTATGGCTATCAAGAAAAACACCACTGTTCCCGCACCCGAGGTTGACGACCGCCCCACGCTGAACCTGACTGGCGCAACCATTCAGGCGGCGTATCAGTTGAGCGACACTTGTATTGTGTTCACTCTGAACATTCCGGGCGCTTCTTTGCGTGATATGCGCCTGATTGAGAAGAAAGCAGGCGGGTATTTCATCAGCACCCCTCAGGCCAAAGGCAAGGACGGACAGTATCATGACCGGTTCATTGTGTACTTGTCTGCTACGGATGAACAGCGGGTTATCAAAACTGTGCTTGACCACTTTGCGGGCACGAACGAAAAGCGGGACTTCAAAACCCGTTACGAGGTATAACGAATATGAGCAAGCGGAGCGAGACGCCGCTTGACCTTTACGAGGGCGGCGGCTGGATAAATATACCAGCCGTCGCCCATTTGGGTTGTTGGTGTAATATCCTGATAGGTAAACGTCAAGTTGGCAAGACCTACGGCACACTTAAATTCATGCTTGAGACCAATCGGCATTTTCTGTATCTCAGACGTACAACGACGGAGTTTGACGCTATCACGTCTGACCCCGATTTAAACCCGTTTTTGCCCCTGAAAACTGAAGGATTTGACGCGGATGTTGTGAAAAGTGGCAAAGTTACTTACACAATCGGGAAATTTGAATACGACGAGGACGGCAAGCCCCAGCAGTGCATAGAAAAATATGGTATTGGTATGACCCTGCCCAGCATTGCAAACATTCGGGGCTTTAATGGTTCACAGTTTGAGGACGTTGTTTTTGATGAATTTATCCCGGAGCGAATTGTTATGAAACGTAAGGCAGAGGGCGACGCCCTATTGAATGCGTATGTTACCATTAACGGCAACCGCGAATTGGAAGGGCGTCCCCCTCTCAGAATTTGGCTTTTAGCCAACGCGTTTGATATTGCATCTCCTATACTTGTTGAATTGGGTGTAGTGGATGAAATTGCAAAGCTTGCAAGAACTGGCAAGGAATGGACGGTTACAAGTTCAGGTGTGTTCATTGGAATGCCAAAAAGTACGGTGGTATCCGGTAAACGCGCAAATACGGCGTTTATGCGTCACATGATGAAAAACCCGGACAGCAAGTTTTATCAGATGGCAATGGAAAACAAGTTTGCCTATAACAATCTTGAGCAGGTTCGGCCTATGAATTTACGCGGGATGAAACCGGAATTTCAGGTTGCGGGGCTGTATTGCTATCAGTACGACGGCAACCATTATTACTTGTGTCAATCCCCGCATCAGTCCCGTGAAATTTACCCCGATACCAGCGCGGGTAAACAAGCTTTCAGGCTTGCGCATCCTTATTTCCAAACCATGCTTGTATTAAATCAAGTATGGGTTTCTGATGTTCCATCTTTGATAAAGATAAAACAGTATCTTGACATTCAGGATTAAATCAGCTATTATAATATGTAGCGGGAGACCCCAAAAGCAAAGCGCCCCGGAAGGGCGTGGGGTTGCATTCTTTGCTTGCACACTCCCGCATTCTAAGAAATGAGGTGAACAGATGCTCACATTTTCATATAGCGCAGATAAAGAAAAATATATTTCTGCACATTTTCAGGTTAAGGAGTTTCACAGCAAGAATGACCGCGCCGACCTTGTGAAAGTTGATGAACGGTTGATAGAGCTTTTAGAAAACATCCGAAAGTATACCGGCAAGCCGGTTATCATCAACAGTGGATACAGAAGCGCGGCGTACAATGCCACAATCAAAAACGCGGTTTCTAATTCCCAACACGTGCAGGGCAAGGCCGCAGATATCCGAATTACAGGTGTTACCCCCGCCAAGGTTGCCAAAATTGCAGAATGTTATTTAGGCAGTTCCGGCGGCATCGGTATTTATTCAACTTTTACTCACGTTGACGTGCGCACGACTTGCGCACGCTGGAAAGGAGCGTATTAATAATGGCACTTACGTTGAATGATGTTCTGACCCTTGGCAAGATGGGTTTTACCAAAACTGACATTGCCGCACTGATGGGCGCACAGCCCAGCACTCCCGTGCAGACTACCCCCGCACAGGTTCCGGGTGCAACCGCCCCGGCGGTGCAGACCGTACCGAACACGCACATGACCGACCCCCTTGGCACTGACCAGCAGGCTCCCGGTTCTCCCGACCTTGGTCAACTGGTGGCAAGTCTCGCCGACCTTAGCAAAAAGGTTGACGCCTTGAACGTTCCGTCCGCTGGTTTCGTGGGCAATCCCGCCCCCGTTACCAGCGTTGAAGATATCATTTTGGGAGCCTACCAGCCCAATCAGGCCGACGCGCCCGCGCCGGATTTTATGAAAGGAGTGAATAAGTAATGGCAACCCCTAACATTCCCGCTAAAGCGGGTATGACGGTTTTCCGTCCGCAGGATATTTATACCATTGCTAATGCACTGGTGAAGGAAGTGACCGGACAGACCCCGGCAATCACTGCCGTTGATACGTCCTCTTTTATCAACGTCGGGCAGATGTGTCTTGACCAGAGCAAAGAGGGTACGTTGCAAGCGCTTTCCAACATGGTTGCCCGCACCATTATTGCGGTGCGTCCCTATTCGGGTCGTTTTACCAGTATCGAGGTAAGCTCTCAGGAATGGGGCTTGTTTATCCGCAAGATTGCTTTTTTCAGCGGTGAATTTGACGAGACCAAGTTTATCAACACTGCCCAGAACCCGAACACCTTGCGGGATGGTAACAGCGTCGATATGTACAAAATCAAGAAGCGTTACCCGCTCGAGATGTACTATACCGGCGAAAGCACCCTGAACCAGCGGTATACCACGTTCCGGGAACAGCTGAAAACGGCCTTTCAGAGCGAAAGCGAATTTTCGGCATTTCTCAACGGCATGATGGTAGAAATCGGCAACGACGTTGCCCGGTGGAAAACCGCCGAAAACCGTGCGTCTGTGATGAACTTTATCGGCAGTCTGTACAACACCGGCAAGCCCGGGCAGAAAGTCAACCTCACGGAGCAGTTCAACGCGGCGCGTGATACCAACTATACCACCCGCGAACTGCTGACCGTCCACCTTCAGGAATTTTTGTCGTTCTTTGTTTCCTATCTGGAGACCCTGACCGGGCTGATGGAAGAATCCAGCGAACTTTACCACTTGACCCCGGTGTGTACCGACGACAACGGCAACACCCTGCACCTGTTCCGGCACACGCCCAAGGGGGAGCAGAAGTTGCTTTTGTATCAGCCCCTTATTAACGACGCTAAGGCGTGGGTTTACCCTGCTATTTTCGGGCCGGGTTACCTGTCGTTTGGCAACTACGAGGGTGTGCAGTTCTGGCAGAACATCAATGACCGGTCTGCCGTGTCGGTCACCCCGGCACAGTTTAACGTGAACACTGCAAAACAGGAGACGGGAGCACCCGTTAAACTGGATTTTGTAGTTGGTCTGCTGTATGACCGCCGCGCACTGGCTACCACCTACCGGCAGGATAGTGTTTACACTACCCCGTTTAACATCAGCGGCGAGTATTACAACACAGAACATCACTGGAAGATGAACTATATGCAAGACCCGACCGAGAACGCCGTGCTTTTTTACATGGCTGACGGGGTTGTTCAGCCGTAACAAGCCGATAAGGCCGACCGTAAAAGGCCGGCCTTATTTTTATAGAAAGGTGGTGTATTTAATGGCACGCGGCGAATTTAGGGGTGCAGTCCCCGAACCAACAGTAAAGCACGGATATCATTTTCATTTTGGAAATGTTCAGAAACGGATGAATAGCACCAAAATTTTTGACTATTCTGTGTTGAAGGATGAAGAACGGTGTGATTTTAAGAAAGTAACCAGCATGGAAAACCCCGTTATTTTTGTAAACCTGAACAGCCTGAATATTTCCCCGCAGTGGAATTATTGTCACTGTGAGGAAACAGAGAGTTATTATTGGGTACGGGATATTTCTGTGGGTGTGTATGGGCGCGGCAGTGCTAACATCTGGCAGTTTTCTTTAGAGCTTGACCCGCTGGCAACCTATCGGAGCGAGATTTTAAAAACAAAAGCGTTCATTGAATATGGTTTTAACAGCGACGCAAGCGGTGCGCAGTATCGGTTACAGGATTCACGGCAGGCGGTTGCCATGAAACCAACTGTTGCAACTGTTACGGCAGATATCACGGACGGTAAATTGGGCGATACTGCCGGTATTTATATTTTGTCTGCCGTTGGTAAAAGTGGCCTGTTATCTTACAAGATAGACCAGACACAGTTAGAAACTTTATTAACTGCCGTTTCCACGACGTGGGAAGTAGCGACCAAGGCGTTTGTCAGGTGGGAAGTGGCTCTCCCGGAATTTATGAACAAGCTTGTGTTTGGTGATACCGCAACAAGTTGCATTCGCTCCTGCATCTGGTTACCTATCGAACCGGGAGGAGCCGGACGCGGTAAGGAGATAACTTTAGGGCAGTTTGATACCGGCGTGTTTGGTCGAGTTGTTACAAAAGATGATAACCTTACGGTTCACACAGATATTGCGATTCCATGGCCTGCCGAGGACTGGAAACGGCTGAACTGTCAAATACAACTATATATTCCCATGGTTGGCGTTGTAGGTATTCCGGTTGACCAGTGTAACAACGCCGCAACGGTTGGTGTTGATTGGTGCATGACCTATATGGACGGCAGTGTTTCGATTAAAGTAACCGCTGGAAGTTATTGTTGCTATGTTGGTTCCACTAACGTCTCCAGTGTATACGGTATCGGCACGTCCAACATTGACCCTGTAAAAGCCGTTGCCGGTTCTGTTTCAGCAGTTGGTTCGGCGTTGCAGTTTGGCGGTGGTGTTGGCGCGACAATAAGCCCGTTCGGAACTGTTGCGGGACTTGCGGCAGGCGCCGAAGGTATCAAACAGAGTATCCAGCCCATCAATCAGTGCGTGGGCATGACCACCGGAGCAAGTCAAACCCTGTTACCGACAGAAGCACAGTTGACATTATTATATTACCCGCCCATTGATGACGCAGGTTATCAGGGCTTGTATGGGTATCCTGTTATGCGTGTATCGACCCCGGCAAATGGATATTGTAAGACACGCGGATTTAGCTGTCAACCCAAAGGCGCGAAACCGGATGAAATTGCATACATCAACGCGGCGATGGATTCCGGGGTATTCATTGAATAAAGGAGATGATTTTAATGTATCAATGTTACGATGGGCATTACGATTGCACGCCGATGCCGTGCGGCACGTTTGACCGCACGTTTTCTACGGACGCGTTGACGTATTGGGAGCGTTCCTTTTTCCAGCGTATGCGTGGTATGTTCGAGTTCAGCGGGTTGCCGGAAGCAAGCGCGGGACAAATTGCGTGGGACTATGACGCCTTTTTGTATCAGCTGTTTCGGATGGGTTACGCGGTTGTTTTTCATTCCAAAATATACGGCGTTGTGGTTCAGCCGGGAGTACCGACCGGATACGGCTTGCAGTTTCAGCCGCGCGGAATACAAATTTCCACCCCGTTTTTTAATTTTCCCCGCCCGCTGGAAATTGGCAGGGAATGCGGCGTTATCAAGTTAACGCCTGATTATCGCGGCGCGTGGGATATTATCATGAAATACGCGCGGGAAATGCAACTTGCAGAGGTTGCTATCAGACAATCTGCAATAAATTCCCGATTTGCATACGGCGCGATTGCTAAGGACGATAAACAAAAACGTTCGCTTGAAATGCTGTTTAACAAATTAGCAAATGGCGAACCTGCTATTATTGTAAACGCGGACTTGAAAAAGTCCCTCAGTGCCGGAAGCAAAGATGAATCCTATGAACTGCCTATTATGCAGTTTGACCGTGATTTGTCCAAAAATTTCATCTTGCCCGAATTAATGGAGTATCGGCGCAATATTCTTTGTGATTTTTACCGGGAGTTAGGTGTTTCGGTTCAGCCGAACAAGAAGGAAAGAATGGTAGTACAGGAGAGTAAAGCGGCTGACGCGGAGACTTTCAACCGTCGGGAAGTATGGCGAATCACGCTTGAAAAGTCGTTAGATATCGTAAATACGATGTACGGCACAAATATTAATTTCCGGCTTGTTGAGCCGGACTTGTCGGAACTGCAAAATGATACAAAGGAAAGCGAGGTGCAAAAAGATGTTGGTGAATGAGTTGGTAGGCGGTTGCAATCTGGAAGCCCTGCTAATGTATGACCCGGATTTGTTTGCTAATATGGTAGTTCCTGACGGTATGGAGAAGTCGGGTGTTGTTGCCGCTATCCGCAGGGCACACGGCCTTGCGCCGCTTTATCATCCTGACCCGTTTTGGATGAAGCAAGGACTGTACTGGTGGAGCCGGGAAAATTTGCCCATTTGGAAAAAGTTGTTTGCAACAACTCAGCTTGAGTATAATCCTATTTGGAATACTGACATGAGCGAACGCACCCGGGATACCACCGAAACGACCCGGGACACGTCCGAACAGACTACCCAGCATTCGCAGGGCGGGGCGCATGACCAGAAACAGCACGCAGACGACCGGCATATTATGGAGACCACCGGTAATCTGTACCATGAGAATACCAAAGATAAAGGATACACCACCGACAACACAGCGGGACACGGTGAAACAACCGCAGACGAGACCCGAAACACCGTAGGAAGTCTGAACCGCCTGACCACCGGAAACCGGAACACGGTACATGATGAAACCATGACTGATAAAGTCAAGACCACAAAGGACGGCACAAGCAAAGTTATCAATGACGTTTCGGCTGAAAACGAAGCGGAGTATCAGCCCTACGACCAGACCAACACAACGACCCATGAAGAGGGCACAAGCGAGGAGACCCGCAAAACCGACTGGACGGAAAAGGAAGATACGACCGGAACCCAGACAGACGGAACCACCGAGGATATGACCGACAAGCAGGCTACCACCTCTGACACTGTCGGCAGGGCGCACGGAACATACGGGGATGCTGGCAGTACAGACGGGCACGGGCACACAGAGCGGCAGAATGCAGACCGGGGAACCGCTCAGGAAACCGCCGTTAACGCGCATGATGAACACGCGCACGGTATGACCACGGGCAAGGAAACGGAAACAGTAGTTATGACCCATGAATACACCAAGGGCGGTAATATCGGCGTTACGACCACCCAGCAAATGATTGAAGCAGAACGTGAAAGCGTGCTGTTTAATATTTATCAGGTCATTGCAGATTCTTTCCACCGAACCTTTTGTCTTGACGTTTACTAAAGGTGGTGGTATATTATGTATACAGAGATTTTGTGTGCGGTCATTTCGGGTGCGGTTACACTGGTAGGAGTGTTGATTGCAAATAGCAAGTCTCAAGCGGTGACGGAAACGCGGCTAGACGAGCTGACCCGGGAAGTCCGTGAACATAATCATTTTGCCCAGCGCGTCCCCGTGCTGGAAGAAAAAATTAACGTGGCAAATCACCGAATTGACGATTTAGAAGAAAGGAGCAAATAAAATGAAACTGCACATCAAACCGGAAACCGTTGCACGAACCTTTGTTTTGGTGCTGGCACTTGTTAACCAGTGCTTGAGCGCGGCAGGCAAGTCCCCGCTCCCCATCGACAGCGAGACGTTGGAGCAGTTTGTGACCGCAGGTATCACGACTGCCGCCGCGCTTTGGGCGTGGTGGGAGAACAACAGCTTTACGCAGAACGCATTGCAGGCCGATGAGTACCTGAACAACCTGACCCGCAGAAAGTGAGGTGCACAATATGGAATACCCGTTTTGCGCAAATCCGGGGTACACACCCGGTGACCCCGCCATGTATGATTTGCGGTGGTTAGTATCGCAGGTGCAGAGCCTGACCGCCCTTGTTCAGGGACTGGCAAAAGGCCAAGAAGCGCAGGGCGGCAACGTGACCGCGCTAAATTCTGCCATGGCTGACCTTGCCGCCGCTCAAAAATGTATCAACACTCGACTGGATGCCGGAGACTTTGAGAATGAGAAGTTTTTGGAATGGGCAGACAAAAATCTGCCTGCCATGGTAAACGAGATGGTGCATTTTGTTTGGTTCGGCCTGACCCCCGACGGTCATTTCTGTGCATACGTCCCCGCAAATTGGGGGTGGTTGACCTTTGACACCGGTACGGATATCACCGAACCCGAGTATGGTCATCTTATCATCACCTACTAAGAAAGGAGTTTTCAACATGAGTTGCAAGAAAGATTGCGGTTTCCCCATCAAACCCGCGCCCTTTGCGCCTGCTGACCCCGGCCCCTGTGGGCCGGGCCCTTGCGGCCCCCATCATCCCCCGATGCCGCCCCGGCCCCCTGTTCCCTGTGGGCCGTGTCCCCCGTCTCAGTACGTCGGCAGTAGGTATGTGCCGATTTTTGCCAACCCCATCGAGTGGGATATTCACCGCTCCTATGAATCTCTTACCATTGTTACACACGACGGCGAGAGCTACACCAGCAAGTGCAACGTTGGCCCCGGTGTTGATATCACCAATACCAGATATTGGGCTAAGACTGGTGCATATAATGCACAGTTGGAACAGTACAAAAACGAGGTGAAAGACCTCTCGTCTCAGGTCACGGGCTTTGCGTCCGATAACGCCGCGTTCCGGGAAAAAATCGACCAGTACGACAAGGACAACGCCGAGATGAAAAACACCGTTGCCAAAAACGACGCGCGTGTTGATAATCTTGCGGAGCGCGTCGCCACGGCTGAAACTGAAATTGACGGATTGCAGGCCACCACCGCCCAGCATACCACCGAGATTGCCGACCTGCACGCCAAGGACGAGGATTTGCAGAGACAAATCACCAGCAATGATAACGATATCGCCGCTTTGCAGGCCAAGGACGTGGAGCATGATTCCCGCTTGAACGGTATCGATACCAAGCTCAAGAGCCATGATACCAGCATCGCCCAGAACACCGCTGACATTGCCAAGAATGTGAAAAACATTCAGGACAATGCCGCCGCGATTGCGGCAAACGCCCACGAACTGGCAGACCATGCCGAACAGCTGGCAGACCATGAGGGACGTCTTACCGCCCAGCACAAGGAAATTACGGACAATCACACCGCCATTGAGCGCCTTACCAGTGTGACCGATGGTCTCAGGGCTGACCTTACCGAGGATGAAGCCAAAATTGAAGCCAACCGGGACGCAATCGCCCATATTCAGGAAAAGGACGTGCAACAGGACGGACGGCTGGATGCTCTGGAAAAACGTGCAACGACCGCCGAGGGGCGCTTAGATGGGCTGGACACCAAGACGGATGCCACCAATACCGCGCTGACTGCCGAGATTGACCGCGCCAAGGCCGCAGAGCTGGCAAACGGCAAGTTGATTGCCAAGAACGCCGCAGAGCTGGCAGACCATGCCGAGGAACTGGCCGACCATGAAACCCGCATCACCGCGCTGGAAGGTGACAACACCACCAACAAACAGGAAATTGCGGATATCAAGGCCAAGAACACCGCACAGGATACCGCTATTTCGGGCAATACGGACGCTATTCAGCATATCAATGATTCCCTTGCAGGGTATGTTAAAACCGAGGTCTACACCGCCGGGCAGGCGGCACAGGATACCAAAATCACCGCCGCACAGACCGCCGCCGATAAGGCGAACACCAATATCGGCGATTGGGAGACTGACCACCCCGGACAGTCCATCAGCGAGTGCGTCACATCTCAGGAAAACGAACTGACCGAACACGCGGGAAGCATCGCAAAACTGGAAACAGACAAGGCCGATAAGACCGCTATTCCTGACGTGTCCGGGTATGTTAAAACCGAGGTTTACACCGCCGGGCAGGCGGTGCAGGATGGACGGCTGGATGCACTGGAAAGCCTTAAACACACCGAACCTATTATTCGGGTATCTTGGGTGCCGGTCACTCAAGGCGAAATCGCAATGGAACGTTATTTTATTTCCCCCGTTCCACTGACAAAGACTTCCCAAAAGGGATACTATACGATTGATGACGTTAGCGGCAATGCACTTGTGTACTACATTGATACAAACAGAAACATCAGTCATGGCCTTGCCCATGTAAGCTCTATGCAGGTTCTCAACACATACATGGTAAGAATCAATTTTGATGATGACCCGGACAACGTTCTCGACAATACCATTATTGGGTTGAGAATGCAGAATGTTTCGCCATCTATCAGTTTGAAAAAAGTATAAACGACTAAGAGCCGCCGAAGGGCGGCTCTTTTCTTGTATACATAATCGACGTGAAAATTTTATCGCATACTATCTTTAAAACCAAAGCGCCCCAGCAAACGCGGGGGCACTTTTTCTATGTTCCACATGGAACATTAACCCGTTCTTGTTTCCTCAAAATCCGGAAGTTTGCCGTTGACCTCATAGCGGCGCGGGGTCATGACAACCCAAGACGCGGAGACAGACGACTTTGCAAAATCCGTGCGATGCTTTATAGGGCTATTGTGATAAGTCAACATCTGCCCGCCCGCATCCGCAATAATTAGAAAGTCGTTTAGATTGTTTATATCATCTTTAAGGGCGGCAACGCCCTCTTTTTTGCCAACGCCTGCAATTGTGCTTTCAAGCACGTTATCACAGGTACGCGCGGCATAGCATTTTGCGTGCAAAAACCTAAACTCCTTGTAACCGTATTCGGCATTAGGGTGCTCATCCTCTGCAATGCCGATATATATTTTCTTTCCGTCTTTGCGCTCTACCACGCATTCACGTTCTACACACTGACGTTTTACTTCATTGTTATAAAGTTCTACACCGGGGCACTTTGCGCCCTGAAATTTGCAAGAATCGGTATCCCAGTAAATGACATTTTCCCATCCCACAATTTTTAATAGTTGCCAAAGCTTAAGACGGGTAAGCGATGCCGTCCACAACCCCCATAAAAACGGAAATTTGTTATCTTGACTTTTTGCAACATCATCCGGGGTTTTGCTGTTCAAATTCGTTTCCCAATCCGTGCGCGTAAATTCGATATCATCACCAACTTCTGCCGCGTATTCATCACGGATTGTTTTCTGTGCACACGCGCCGAAAATAGTGTTGACACAAATTTTACTAAACATATAATCGGGCGTCCCCTTCATGGTTTCTTTAACGCGGAATTTATCAAAAATTGCTTTCCGAAAAGAACTAGGCAAATACGCAAGCCGAAAACAAACACTCTCCATTGCAACCATATTATCATAAGTATATGCTTCCCTAATACGTTGCCAATCGTTGGAATCACAGTACAGATATATACCGTCTGCACCTAATAGACGCCCATTATCTACCCCGCGTTCACCCTCAATCGCGGCGCACTTGCTGACACTAATAACCGGGTTTGGGCATTCGGGTTTTATTTCTGGATTTACAAGTAAAATTTTTGCAACCCATCCAAAGCCGTTATTTATCAGATTTTCCATATCCTCTAAGGCTGTTTCATCTGGCAAATCAATTGGATGCCCTGCCGGAAATTTCCATAGTAGTTGTTGCGATGGGTGCGCGCTTTTAAAATCGTAACTGTTGCAATTTGTATAGGTGCGCCCAGCACGCCAACGCGTGCCGTGCGTGTCACCGCCTGCCATTGCCTTATAACAAAGACGCATCTGCCGCGCGTCAAGCTTGAGCGCATCCATGCGCCTTCTGCAATTTTGGTCGTGGGATATCTCAGAGTTAACCGCCTGAATTACCATACCTGTATTAGTAAGGGGGATTGATGCCGCATTATATCCGCGTTCAGTTTTCAGCCGTTCAACCGCTTCCCATAGTCCTAGTACGTCATTCACACAATACGAAAATTCGGTATCATCTAACACGGTATCCGGGGTGCGATAAACAGTATAATCTAAGTCACCTTTTAGCTTTGCGTGCGTGCACCCCTCAGTTGCCCGGGCAAGGGATTTTTGAAACAGTTTCAGACTATCCCGAAATTCTATACCATTATCAAACTCTAGATATAAGGGCTTGCGGCTTTTAGTATACAGGGCTTTGCAATCTCCCCAGCGGTCACACAGCATTTGAATTAAATATGTGTATTCGTAACCCAAATTATGCACATACACAACAAGACGGTTCTTTTCGCTTATGTGCCATTTATCCACAAGTTTTTCCATAATTTGCACCCAGTCCTCAAAATATCGCGGGACTACCACCGCGCCGCCGATACAGGTCTGAAAGCTGTATGCAAACCCGTCCGCGTCGCTGTTGGTCGTCTCGATATCAAACGCGCAAGTTATATCAAGATATTTTTTACCAAAATACTTGCGTTCGCCGCTGTTAAGCTTTTTACGCCCTTTCGTTACGGCTTTAGGGCGCTTGAGCATTGGCAAAAATTCAGCCATGTTTTCGGCAATTGGTAAATCTTGACTGTATCGCATTATGGATTCCTCTTTTTACCATGTTTTCGTAATGACTGTAAAAGCGCCGCGCCCTCTTTTCTGTCACTTTCTACCATCTGACCGAATTTCTGCTGTTGCGTTCGCTGTTGTCGGATATCCTCAAGTGACCCCTCAGCGGCGCGGCCTGACATAATTTCTTCATAGATAATATCTGACCCAAGCAAATTTTCCCATTCTGCCGCCATATATTTTTCAAACAACGCGGACAGGTTTGCAAAATCACCCTTAAATCCCGCCGATTGCGCGGCTTTCGTCAATCGCTCTTGATATTCACGCATACCGCCAACGGTTGAGGTGGGTGCAGTGATAAAATCCCGGAGTTGTGCAAATTCTTTTTCCAACTCCTGCCGGGATGCACTTGCAACTTTTTCACGATAACGCGGAATATCCTTGCCCGTCTGACGCGCCGCACGCTGATATGCGGATTTTGTATATCCAGCTTTTTCAAGCGCTCTTAAACGATTGTTTGCCGCTTTAGCGGCGCGGTGTACGATATCTCGTAATTCGTCCGTAGTGTATGCCTTTGTGGGCTTTTCGCCTTTAGCATAGTCTGCCCACGGTTTAGCACGAAAAGGACGGCCTTTGCCGCCCTGTTTGCGCTTTGCTTTGGTTTCTTTCTTATCTTTAAGTTTAGCGGCTTTCCGCTGTTTGGCGGCTTTCTTATTGCTGACCTTTGGGGGTTTCTGTATCATACGGGATTCTTTTCCCGCTGGTTCTTCCCGGACAAGCCCGGTTTGCGTTTTCAGTTTCTTCATTTTGCACCCCTCATATCAAAATATCTTACACGGAAAGACCCGTCTTGAAGTTGCGAAAATTTTGCACTTTGCTTTTTTGCTTTAAGGTATTTAATATACTTGTCAAATTCAAGTTTGTTCATCTGCTTCACGCCTGCCGTTCTACACCATGCAAACCCATCTTTAAACATATTCGTATGATGTGCCCTTAACGGCGAACAGGTTTTGTATTCATAAATATACACTTTCATGTTATCACACCCCCTTTTTGCTGAAATACTGAATACGGATATCACCGCCCGGAAGTTCAATCATGTATGGATTGTTCCCGTTTGCCCTCAAGTAATTGTATAGGTTGCGGATACCCGCATTGCTGTATGCCTGTTTCGTTGCGGCAATGACTTTAGTTCTCTTGTGGTCTGTCCCGTCCAGTTCGTATAAATGTAGCATTCTCATTACTCCAAGTCCCCCTTATTGTAGTATGCAACTATTTCAATCTTATCTTTTGTGTGACCGGAACTGTTGTCTTTTGCCTTTCGCTTGAGCCGTCCGCAACCGCCATAACAATACTCTAACCAATAAATATAATCGTTCGTTTCGTATGGTTTATCGGGGTGCGATAGCACCCGGTTTTCAATCTTGTCAAAATTGGAAGTGCTGATGTATTTAATCATTTGTTAACTCCTTTCACTTTTGTTTCTTCCATGTGTTGTATTGGGTTGCAGTCATAATTGTGTAACCACCGCAAACCTTAACAACAACTTCATCACCGCTTGCGGCTTTCTTTGCGTAGTAGCGCGATGTGTACAGACCAGTATTTTCGTCATAGCCTTTATTTGTGTTTTTCATAGTTCGTTCTCCTTTCTTATAGCTGTTATTTCAACCGTTCTGCCGCTTCTTCCATAACACGGTCAACGTTTTCACTGCCTGCATAATAATAATAATCTTCATACATTCCAACACGAGAACAGATTTCTTTGCACAATGCAGAATCATATTCTTTACTGGTGTTGTAGATGTTCCATAATTCAGCATTGGTATAATCGTAATACTTCATGGTGTTGTCCTTTCTCTTGAGGTGTGTTCCCTTTCACTGTCTATAGTAT